GTCAATAGCCAGGTTCATGATCCCGCTAAGAACACCCGATATAAACTTATGGCGCTCCCAAGCAAACCACTCAATAAATTCCTGACGCATTGCCAGGGCTACACTCATTTTGATGGCAAGCTTGTGCTTACGTTCACGTGGGCTCAAGACCCGCTTCAATATGGGGAGCACTGGTTTTTCTTCGTTCCAGGAGGCACAGCTAACTATGCTTTCCAGACCACATCGTCTGCCATGAAAGTGTCCATGCTTCCTCATGTCAAGGCTGACTTTGCCGCCGGTGGAACAGCGACTTTAGAGGTCACCAGACCTCCTGGTCATCCTTTGTTCAACCTGGCGGCAGATGCTCACCCTTGGGGCACTCTCTACATGCAGACTTTCCCTGGTACACTTGGTAAGCGCAATGGCTCCTACATTGTTACTAACGTAGCCATTCGTGCCCACTGGGAGGATGTAAAGCTTTACAACCCATCCCCACTTATTCTCAAGCCCTTGGACGAATCGTATATTGCCTCCACTGGAGTGGCGAAGATAAACGGAGTTATGCAAGTTTATTCCCTCTCCCGCCGAATGAAGGACGTTAACGATACTGAGGACCGAATTCATGAACCGGGTGAGAGTACCTATCTCAACCATTACTACGAGATGGGTGATCAATTACCTTCCGACTGCATTGTGCTTGCCTCAAGTGCTACTGCAGACCCCCCTAGGGTTGGAGAACCTTTCATGGGTAGGTGCATTGTCCGGGTCGGCAACAACCAATATGCCCCCGAAGATCCAGAATTTGCAGGTATCATTTCTGCAATTCATGCCTACGATGAGAGTCCCCCTGATGTTAGTGTTGATGCTGGCGCTCCCGTCGAGCCCCACATGGATGCCGACTTTCTCCGGGATTTAGACCGAGCTGGCCAGACCTTTAACACTCTTATGCAAGCTGGCGCTACACTTCACTCAGCTTACTCTGTCGGTAAGACTGTCCTCACGGGCGGTGCTACCGACAGTGGTTTCTCTGACACTCCCGAGACGTCAAATGTCGATCACTCTATGGATTCCAGTCACACTGTTTCCGTTCAGAGTCGATCTACTGAACAAGACGTTGACATCAAAACTTATCAGGGTCCTCAAATGGACTATTTTTCAGGCCAGATCGTCAAGGCACCTCCTAAGAATAAGTTATCCGACATTTTTGGCAAAGAGCACCTGTCTTTCTACAAGCTTATCGACCTCAGTAGAACAGAGTTTACTGGGTTCGAGATTCTTGCTGTTGATGAAGGCGCGAACTCGTCTTGCGTACGCATTTTGAATTTTCCCGCTGATATGAATGCTGGCGACCGAGACAATATGCCGGGTGGAAAACTTGTTATTGACAATGTTACAACCCCGCATGCCGGCAGCCATAAATATTTCAGCCCGTGGGCTGCTTTTAAGTCAAATTTTGCTGAGTCTCACTGCAGGATTCGGCTTCGGCTAAAATTCAATAAGACGAAGTTCCACCAATTCACCGTCCGCCTTATGTACTCCCCCACTGGCGTCCTTCCGCTTACTAGTATTCCAAACGAGAATCGGGAAGCGTCTCGAGTCGAAATAAAAGAGTATACTCTCTCTGACTCCAATGAGATCACATGGGACCAGCCTCCAG